GGGCACAAGCCGCCGCCGCAAAGTCGGCCGAGGCAGCAGCCGCCGCAGCTGTCGTGCCGCCTCCTGCGCTGCCACTTCCCCCGGCTTCTCCTCCGGCTTCTCTTCCTCCTCCCCCGCCTCCCCCTGTTGCTAACGAAGACGCCATCATGGAGCTTGCGGCGGCCTCGGCACCCGTCGCGCCGGTCCCCGCGGCAAAGCCTTCAGCCGCGCCGTCTAGCAGCTGCGGGGGCGCGCTGATGTCTTTCGTGTCTGTGTCACAGATGAAATTTTGCCTTGCTGTTGCCGTCGTGTTTTTCGTCGTTACGATGCTTCCGGTCGACGCGCTGATCAAAAGGTTTTCGGTCCTGGATCGACTCCCGTTCGCGAACATCCTGCTGAAGGCCCTGACGGCAGGCATAGCCGTCACGGCCGCGTCACCTTCATTTTTTTCGCACGAGTATATCAAGTAAACAAACAAAATGAACAGGAAGACCTGTCTGCTGATGTGCGCGGCGGCTCTGCTCGCACTCGCGGTCGTAGCCGTGATCTACATGATGTACAACTGCGACAGGGGCTTGGCGAGCAAGGAGCTGAGCATGGCTGACATGCTGATAGACGGTTTCGAGGGCGGGGGAAAAACGACCGTAGAGTACTACGCGATGGAGGGGTGCCCGCACTGCAAGGCTTTCGACCCCATCTGGAACTCGGTGAAGGCGGAGGTGGAAGCCTCGGACAGCGCATCCGGACTAGAGTTGCACAAGTACGACATCACTGACCCGCAGGGCAAGGAAAAGGCTTCGGAGGCCGGCGTCACGGCATTCCCTCACGTGCGGAAGGTTTCTCCAGACGGCCAAGTAACCGTGTTCTCCGGCAAGCGCGACGAGTCTACTCTGAAAGAGTTCTGCGAGCATCTTTGATGTTTTTTATTCTCGCAGGGAATACCAATGCAGCTGAAACTGAAAAAATTCGACATTTCCAAGGTCAGGGACGACTCTGTGGTCATCATGCTCGGCAAGCGTCGGACGGGAAAGTCGTTCCTGTGCAAAGACCTGCTGTCCTACCATTCCAACGTCCCCACGGGCGTTGTCATTTCCGGGACAGAGAGCTCCAACAGGTTTTATTCTGATATTTTCCCGCCGCTGTTTATCTACGACGACTACAAACCGGAAATCGTCACGAACATCGTGAATCGCCAGAAAAAAGTCATCCGAAACAATAACAACGCTCGTCCCGGACAAGAAGTCGACCCGCGCATGATATTTATCATGGACGACTGCCTGTACGACGACCGATGGACGAGGGACGTCAACATCCGGTCCATTTTCATGAACGGGCGCCACATGAAAATCATGTTCATCTTCACGATGCAATACCCGCTGGGCGTCCCACCCGTCCTTCGCGCAAATATCGACTATATTTTCATACTCAGGGAGCAGATCGTCAACAACCGGAGGAGGATCTACGAAAACTACTGCGGGATGCTTCCAAACTTTGACATATTCTGCTCCGTCCTGGACCAGACCACAGAGGACTACGAGTGCCTCGTCGTGGACAACACAAGCAGGAGCAACAAGATAGAGGACCAGATTTTTTATTACAAGGCAGAGGAGGCTCCTCCGTTCACCATCGGTTCTAAAGAGCAGTGGGAAAAGAGCAATCGCAGGCTCGGGGACGACAGCGACGACGACGAGCCGCTGAGCATGAACGCCGTGCGCAAGGGCAAGATTCAGCTAAACGTCGTCAAGCAATCTTGATCCTAACGACGAAGATCCCAACTTGGACGGGCTCGCCTTTGTCTTCGGGGTTTTGGGCGTACTGGGCGCGCTCGTCTTGGCGCTCGTCTTGCGCTTGTTTCCAGTAGGAGTAGCAAGTGTTTTGACGAGAGCGGCGTCCAGTCGGATCGAGAAGCTGTTCATGTTCTTTGTCTCGTTATTTGCAGCTTGCCAAAGTCCCAACGCGTGCTGCATCACTGCATCCTTGAACGACAATTCCGTTTTGTTGATCCTGTCGTAATAGAACTGCAGGTTTTCAAGTTCTGCCTTGCCTTGATGTTCCCAAAGCAGGCGGTCGTCGGCGGCGTAGCGATTCGCATCGGTCGCCATGAAAGCTTGAAGAACGAGCTCGTTAACATCATCTTTCCCAGGCACGATCACAGACAGAAGCTTGAGTGCGATTACCTCGTCAACAACTTCGCGCACCTCCGCAGGCATCTTTGTGGTCGGGCTCCCGAGACAGTTGAACAGGTTCAACATCAATATCGAGCTCGGCGGAGCGTCGAGCACGCTTTCCACTGACATGCTGGCCGCAGCGCTCTGATCTGTTTTGACGCCGCGCTTGAACACGTCGAATCCGAGGCATCTGGTTCTGATAGTCTCTGCTCGATCTTCCGGAGACAAGATATCGGGACCCATCAAATCTTCAATTGCAAATTCTTGGGGAAATTCATCCGCGTCCGCTTCATCTGCCGCCGTCTCTGCTGCCGCCGTCTGAGCTGCCGCCGTCTCCGCTGCCGCCGTCTGAGCTGCCGCCGTCTCCGCTGCCGCCGTCTCCGCTGCCGCCGTCTCCGCTGCCGCCGTCTCCGCTGCCAAGGCGAATGGTAACCCGGAGATGTCTACATCCTCGTCATGTGATTGCGGTGGGGAAAGGCCGGTAAACACTCGCAGATTTGGGGAATCAAACACGGGCAGGTTAGACTCCGGAGAGATCGGGGAACCAAACACGTTGTTGTAATCGTCCATTATTGTTGTTGTTGGGCGTATGCTTACGAACTTTATGGGTGTAAAATTCAATTTATTTCGCTCAATTCAAAAGAGAGATGGCCAGGACAGTTATTATCGTCGCTATCGTTGTTCTGATATTACTGATATTCTTGTGCGAGTGCATCAAGGAGCCGTTCACTTTCGCGGTCGATATATGCTCTGCTATCGACAAGGACGGGTCTATATATACCGACGGCAGTCCGCAACTGAAGGAACTGTGTTCGTCACCGGAAAATATAAACCCGGAACAGACTTGCACAGTGGGGTGCGATATGCGGACGCTATGTCGCAATCCGGGAGTACGTTTCTGCGCCGAAGTCCTTCACTACCACCCGTTCACTTGCGACGTGAGCAAGGTGCACTACGGAGGACAGCACGCCCAGGTAGACCTCCCCCCGATTTACAGAATCAGAAAGGGGACCTGTCTCGTGGCGGACGCGCAGGGGAGAGTCGCAAACGACGCCGGGCTGCGAGCTTGCCTGTTCCGGTTTCCTTCCGAAATATCCGTTGTCGCGAAAACTCTAGCAACATCGCAGCTGTCCGACTCGTGGACGCTCACCATCGAAAACAATAATCCGGCCAAAATATCTCTGCCTCTAAAAAACCCCGAATACGCGAACGCGTGCGCCGACTTCGTACCCAGCGTTCCCACTATATTCAAATTCGAATCGGGAAGAACACCGGCCGGTCAAGACACTTCTATTTCCAAAGACAGGCCTAGCCTACTCGAGAGGGTGACGCGAGCCAGGACCCACAAAAATCAACCCGGAAGATTGCACGTCACTTTCCGGTTCACACTCCCCGCGACGTCTCGCGCCAAGTTCGGCGACAAGTACGAGTACGTCGCGACGGTGCCCGAAGAGCGCGCCCAGAGCAGCCCGTTTTGCAAAAAGCCGATGTCATCGCGAACCGACGTGTGGCTCTGCCTGAGCCTGCGACCCCGCGACGGTAAGGTGGACGAGGTTCGCGAGATCGTTTCCGGTTCGGACGGAAAAATACATGTTTACCGATCGAACGAGGTCATCGATTTCGACATGTCGCAAATCCTGACGGTGAACGGCACCGAGCCAGAGATATGGCTAGGCCTGCGAGACGGGGCCGTCGACCACGGCCTCGCTTAGTGGCCGAGAAAGGCGAAACTGGGAATGTCTCCCCACGGCGAGACCACGTATGTACGTATCGTCTCGACGGATTCGGACGCAGCTGTAAACCACGAGCCTCCAGAAGTTGCTCCCGGGTCTCGCCGCAGCCCAATCCAGCGCCTCGGGACCGCCTCCGACGATAACTTCGTGCTCGTCGTCGGTCTTCCACACGGCTCCCTTCTCCATCCCGTTCGCTGAAAGCCCGGTGCTGCCGCCGTCCTTGTCGAACTCTTCTGCGGACTCGTATTCTTCGAGCTTGACCTCCAGAAAGTCGCACTCTTCGAGCCCGGTGGTGTCTAGCTGCGACTGAACTTGCGCCCAGTAAGCCTGAGGGACCTCGCCGGTTATCACCCTGGAGTAGGGGCACTTGATCTCCAACATGATACCCAGGTCGCTGATGCCGTCTGGGCTGGCCCCGAAGCCCTTGATACCGGGGTGCGCAAGGAGGCCGAACTCGTGCACCGTCGCAGCGTTTCTGCGGGAGTACAGCACACAAGCGACCGGCTCGTACTTGACGCCCCACTTGATCGCCGGCTTGTCCTTCATGTCGTCCCAGGCGGACGGGCCCGCCAGCTTGCGCTTGAAAAACTGCTTCCTGGACGACTTGGTCATCGCGGAGGCCAGCTCGGAACCTGTCACCATGTTTTCGCGAGCGGCGTACCATGCTTCCGTCCTCTGCGGAATGCCCGGGCTCTCCAAGAGGCGAGCGAGGGACGCGACGTACCCGGAAAGGCGCTTGAGGCGCAGCAGAACGTCGTCTTTCGGTACCGGTCGACCCAGTACTATAGCGCAGGTCTCGGCCACGACGGCGACAATCGCCTCCGGGTCGCAAAGACGAGGCACCAGGCCGTGGATCCGGACGACTTTCTCGACGCAGAGGTCCATGATCGGCGATTTAACGCGCACATATTTAATAGTACAAGTTAAGCACGCGATGCAGCAGACCACCAAAACAAGGCCCGTGATCACCAAGTACGAGCTCGTCAAGGTACTCTCGGCCCGCGTTCAGCAGCTGGCCGACGGCGCGCCCAGCACGCTCCCTCCGGACCACGCGTCTGACCCCGTCTACGGCAACCTGCTAGACGTTGCGGTGGCGGAGCTCGAGGAGGGCAAGCTGCCGATGATGCTGCCCCGGGAGCTTCCCGACGGAACCAGAGAGCTCTGGAGGCTGGACCAGCTAAGACTGCCCAAGGCGTTTATGCGACACGTCAAATCGACTTCGATCCTCTAGACTAGGCCTGCGCGGCGTCGACCTTGGCAGCGATCGCGTCGATGCGCTTGTTCAGCGCCGCGATGGAAGCGGTCTGGTCGTTTTCCACGACCGAGCGGTTTATCTGCTGGTCGATGCGGTGCTCGAGAGAGGCCTCGAGCATGGCCCTCTCCCTGATGATGTCCTTTTTCAGCTCGTCCTTTAGATCGGCGATGTCGGTCGGCTTGGCGCTGCTACCGGCGCCGGCTTTCAACTCCTCGATCTGGCCCGCCATTTTCTCCACCGTTGCAGAAAGCGCCTGCAGGCGGGCCGCGATCATCGTGATGTGCTGGACAATAGCTTGGGTGTTTCCGGAGCTCATATCTCTGTATTTTAGAATCTCCAACATAATTATTTTGTCGGCCAACAGACGCGCCGCGGATCTGGCCTGCGAGCGCGCTCGCCTGTCGCTGAGCGAAGACCTCTTGAGACGAATCTACCTCAAGGCCCTGGTGTCCAGAGAGAACGACGCCAGGAGGCGGTGGTTCGCGAGCATGCGCCAGGGGGTCGCCAAAGCCATGGCCGAGACCGACATACGCATGAAGCCCGGGCTCGCGGAAGTCGGCGATCTGCGCGTCTGCTTCTGCGAGGCACACGGCACTCTGATGTACGTCTCCATCTACACCACGTATGCGCGCCAGATTATGAAGTCGGAAACCCTGACGAGCGTCCTCTGCAAAGACGGCCCGGGGAAGATAGCCGCGGCGATAGCGCGAGACATGGTGGACGGGCAGACGATGTTTTGCTACTTGCTCAGGCGCGACATATACGCGAATATTCTGTAGTCTAATTTAGACCGGTTTCCATGTTGTAATACAGCATATTTATTCAAAAAAGAAGACGGCAATATCACCCGGCGTTAACTCCCGACACATCAACAGCGCGAACTAATACTTTACTGTTTGACTTACGCGAAATTTTATCGTCGTTGTTCAGCACGACCTTCGCGTAGTAGGATCCTGCTCTGATGCTATTTTTCTCTACTGTACCCGTTTTATTGTTTGCTGTTCTCTTCAAGCTCGTGTAGTTGTCCAGGTTGCCGACGTAAACTGTCGTAGACGCATTCACCGGCTCACCGATATCGACCCACTTCATCCGAATTTCGGCATTGTCAGAATCTATGAGGTACACGTCGTATCGACGAGCGCCTTGAAAGCTCAAATAAAAGCCCATCGTATATTTGCTCCCCGCGTCTAGAACACGGAATTCGTTTATCGCTACCGGATCGATGACAGGAATATCCCCGTTTCTTTTCTTGCAAATTCGAAGGTTTCCACTGTGAACGTAGTTAGGCACTGGTTCGATCTGCCTGTCGTCGCAATGCTCGGTCACGCCAGTCGGAGCACGGGTCGGCGTCTTTGCCGGCGTCGTAACCGGCGTCTTTGCCGGCGTCGTAACTGGCGTCGTAACCGGCGTCTTTGCCGGCGTCGTAACTGGCGTCGTAACCGGCTTCTTTGCCGGCGTCGTAGCCGGCGTCTTTGCTAGAGGTTTAAGTTTCAGAACAAAATATCCAGATAGTATCTTATTCCAATTTTGTTTTACTTCAGTATAAGAAGTGTTAGGTTTAGTGTTAGGTCGATAATATAACGCGTAATCACTATGAATCGCTATTACTCGTGCATTACTTTTATATTCTGTGTCTTTTTGCAATGACATCGGTTTTCCCGATGATGTAAGTAGTAATGCCGTAGTAACGCCTGTTGTTGAGAACTTTTCCATGTTCAAAGTATTGTGAAGCTGTTGAATTATTGCGGTCACGAGGGTCAGACAAGTCAAGAAGATTGCGATTGCGACGGTAGCGCGACGGTCCATTGTTTATTTATATTTAAACACAAAATATTGAAGATCGTATTCCGAAGTTCTTTCCAACGCTCACACACACACACACACATTCAAGCTTCTGATTCTCTTAATTCTCAAGAAAACCAAACGCTCACCATGTCTTCTTCTTCTTCTTCTGCTCCTACTGCAAAAAAAGCTTACCGCTTCGGTGATTACTTGCTGAAACCAGCTGCCAAGCTGCTTCACCAAGTCGCATCTGCTACCGCCGTACCAGTGCTCACCTCGCTTACCACGCTTACCAACTCTTCTCCGGAAGACCCCTACTACGTTGGTAAGCTAATTGAACAAGTCACTGATCAAGTCGCATCTGCTACCGGTGCTGCCGTCGTACCAGTGCTCACCTCGCTTACCAACTCTTCTCCGGAAGACCCCTACTACGTTGGTAAGCTGATTGATCAAATCGCATCTGGAGTTTATGAAACTGTTTTGAAAAGCAACAAGCTCTCCATCACCGCTTACAAGAATCTCGTTGATACTAGATCTCTCGAATACATCATGATCATCAATCGCCCTTATGCCGCTAATACCTATATTCGTATGATGTGCAGGCAATCGATGTTCGTATATGTGGACTATAAATCGTTCCGTATTCCCAATATCGTAGATAACGAGATTACGACTACTGTGTACGAAGACCCCGTCTTCAACACCAAAGAATCCCCGCATTACGCCGCCGCCATGATTATTGGCGACCGCATGCTCGCGATCGTTTGGGTTGACAAGATGCGGTACTTCGTAGACACCAGCTCCAGGTATTCCCTCGAGCACGCTGTGTACTGTGCTTGTACTACCCCAAACCCAGTATCAAGCACTTATATGACTATCACTCGTATCTAGTACCAGTGCGTGTGAACCACACACCCCCGCGGTGTTTTAGGGAGTAAAAACCCTTAACACCCCTTTTCCAACGAAAACAAGAAAAGGGATTGCCGTTTCAAAAAAAACGCGTTCCTTTTTTTATCACATAAAAAAAACAAAATTTGAAGATCGCGTTCCAAATTTTGTTCCAACGCTCACACACACACACACACACATTCAAGCTTCTGATTCTCTTAATTCTCAAGAAAACCAAACGCTCACCATGGCTTCTTCTTCTTCTTCTTCTGCTCCTACTGCAAAAAAAGGTTACCGCGTAGGTGATCTCTTTCTGAAACCAGCTGTCAACTACCTCACAAACTCTTCTCCGAAAGATCCTTACTACGTTGGTAAGCTGCTTCACCAAGTCTCGTCTGCTACCGCCCTACCAGTGCTCAACTCGCTTACCAACTCTTCTCCGGAAGACCCCTACCACTTTGGTAAGCTGACCAAGCAAATCGCATCTGGAGTTTATAAGACTGTTTTGAAAAGCAACAAGCTCTCCATCACCGCTTACAAGAATCCACTCGTTGATACTATACCTCTCGAATACATCATGATCATCAATCGCCCTTATGCCGATCATACCTATATTGGCATCAAGAGCGGTATTCTGTACATGGGCAAACATTCTGTGTTTACACCCTCTTGTGTTATTCGCGACATCGTAGATAACAATATTACGACTACTGTGTACGAAGACCCCGTCCTCAGCACCAAAGAATCCCCGCATTACGCCGCCGCCATGATTATTGGCGACCGCATGCTCGCGATCGTTTGGGTTGACAAGATGCGGTACTTCGTAGACACCAGCTCCAGGTGTTCCCTCGAGCACACTGTGTACTCTGCTTGTACTAAGCCAAACCCAGTATCAAGCAAGTTCATGACTATCACTCGTATCTAATACCAGTGCGTGTGAACTACTCACCCCCGCGGTGTTTTAGGGAGTAAAAACCCTTAACACCCTTTTTCCAACGAAAACAATAAAATGGATTGCCGTTTCAAAAAAAAACGAGTTCCTTTTTTTATTACATTTGTATTTTCATCGTTTTTGAAAAATTTTGAAGCTCGCATATCGAATTTGAGTTCAACGCTCGCATACACATTAAAGATTCCGATTCTCTCAAATCTATAAACGTCATGTCTTCTTCTTCTTCTTCTGCTCCTACTGCAAAAAAAGGTTACCAAGTAGGTGATCTCTTTCTGAAACCATCTGCCAAATACGTTGGTAAGCTGATTCACCGAGTCGCGTCTTCTACCGCCGTACCAGTGCTCACCTCGCTTACCAACTCTTCTCCGGAAGACCCCTACTACGTTGGTAAGCTGATTCACCAAGTCGCGTCTTCTACCGCCGTACCAGTGCTCACCTCGCTTACCAACTCTTCTCCGGAAGACCCCTACCACTTTGGTAAGCTAACCAAGCAAGTCGCGTCTGGAGTTTACAAACATGTTCTGAAAAGCAGCAAATTATCCGTCACTGCTCACAAGAATCCGTACAAATCGGCGATTTCGCCTCTCGACTACACCATGCGCATCAATCGCCCTTATGCCGACGATGCCTGTTTCGGTTTGTACCGCGACATTGGGATAAATACGATTGTCTTCGCGGACTCCGATATACCAACGCCGGTTCCAAAGACCGTTGTCATTCGAGACGTCATGGATGACGATATTGCGACTTGTGTGTACGAAGACCCCGTCCTCAGTACCAAAGGATCCCCGCATTACGCCGCCGCCATGATTATCGGCGACCGCATGCTCGCGATCGTTTGGGTTGACAAGACGCGGTACTTCGTAGACACCAGCTCCCCGTGTCGTCTCGAAGACGTGTACCTCGCATGCAATTGCGAAGAGCCCAAATCCAGCAATTGCATGACTATCCAGCGTATATAATTTGTGTTTTAGGGATCAACCACCCTTAACACCCCTTTTTCCATGAAAAAAAAAATGATCGCCGTTTCACAAAAACGCGTCGTTTTTTTTTCCTTATTGTCTGAAAAAAATTGAACATCGGATTTCAAAGTTATTTCCAACGCTCACATACACTTCTGATTCTCTACAACTCTCCAGAAATCAAAAACTCTCAAAATGTCGGATTCCGCTGCTTCTGCTTCTGTCAAGAAAGGCTACCGCTTCGGTGATTACTTGCTGAAACCAGCTGCCAAGCTGCTTCACCAAGTCGCATCTGCTACCGCCGTACCAGTGCTCACCTCGCTTACCAACTCTTCTCCGGAAGACCCCTACTACGTTGGTAAGCTGATTCACCAAGTCGCGTCTGCTACCGCCGTACCAGTGCTCACCTCGCTTACCAACTCTTCTCCGGAAGACCCCTACTACTTCGGCAAGCTAACTAAGCAAATCGCACCTGAATTTTATGACAATTATCTGAACAGCAACAAACTCTACGTAGTTGCTCAAAAAAATACGTATTCTGACTTACCTGTCGATTATTTCATGTTAATCAATCGCCCTTATGCCGATCATACCTCTATTGGTATCATTCGCGACTCGGGTAATTGTGTTGTACATGTGAACGTCGACACCAACGCAGAACGTCCATACACAGAACCTGTTGTTATTCCCGATATCGTAGATGACAAGATCACGACCGCAGTTTACGAAGACCCCCGTCGCAACACCAAAGAATCCCCGCATTATGCCGTCGCCATGATTATCGGCGACCGCATGCTCGCGATCGTTTGGGTTGACAAGACGCGGTACTTCGTAGATTTGGGCTACTATGGGTATTGCCCCATTTATGCCCTCATTCAAACCGTGTATAAAGAATGCATTCGCCCAAACCCAAAATCGGACAAATGCATGAAAATCTATCATTTCTAATACTCTGTATGTGAACCGCCCTTTGTGTTTTAGGGATCAACCACCCTTAACACCCTTTTTCCATGAAAAAAAAATGATCGCCGTTTCACAAAAAAAACGATTCGTTATTTTTTTTTACAGGTCCGGGGTCATGCCCTTCATGCCCGACATGATATTCGCCGTCTCCTTGATGAGGTCCTCGTTGCTCAGCTCGCCGCTGTGCAGCTTGGACGTGATCGCGCCGCTGACCTGCTTGAACAGGTCGCCCATGACCGCCATGTTGTCTCCGCTGAGAAGGTTACCGGATTCCACCGCCTGGCGTAGCTTTTCCTGATCGATGGAGCGGCTGATCTCCTGGACGATCGAGCCCAGCTTGGAGCACTTCATCATGTCGAATGCGTCCGACATGGATTCCATCGCTCGGTCGCTGTTGTCGCCGCCCGAAGGAGACAGTGCCGCCAGCTTCTTCTTGTTGTCTGCGAGGCCGCCGAGGGTCGCCCTGAAAATGTCCCGGGCCTCGTCGTCGACCATCCCGTCCAGCGCGTCTCCCCAAGGCAGGCCGCTCGAAATGCGCGACACGCTCTCCACGAGACGCTGGAACAGCTCGTTGATCGCGAACACCCCGGCATCGCGCTCTGCCTCGTCCTCGACGTCGGCGACGGCGCAAAGATCTCCGAAAAGCCACGCGATAGCGCAAAGCAGCCGGACGGTCGGGAACGCCTCGTCTCTGGAGACCTCCTTGAACTTCAGGCCCTTTGCGATTTGTAGCTCCTGGACTGCCTCCGCCTCGTCGGCCCCGGCGTCGAACGCGACCGCGAGCGCCCCGCAGGCCTTGGCGCCGTTGTAAAACTCGACGAGGTAAGATGCGGACTTGCGGTCAAGGACCCTGTAATTTTTCTTCAGGCGCTTTTTTATGAGGTCGTCCGTCTTTGCTATAGCGGCAAGTAGCTCGCCGTAAAATGTGTTGAATCCGTACACGAGACTGTCGCGGGCGGTCTTTGTGGTCGTCATTTCGCTTCCCGGGAGAATTTGTCGGGGGCGTTTCAAACGCGGGGGCTCGAAGGCTTCAGCCTGCGGATCCCGAGGCTCTCCACCCGCTGCTTCTGAAACAGCGCGCTCTTCAGCGACTCGGCGACGTCTTGTTTTTCCTCGCCGAAAAAATCGACGATGCGCTTCAGCTGAAGGTCCTTGTTCGGCGCCCGGCTGACCTCGCGCTTGAAGAACCTCAGTTTCCCGTCCCTGGTGTCCAGGTCGTCGATCTGGAAGCGCTGCATGAAAGAGAGCACGATGGCGGTCAGCCTGCCCTTCAGCATCCTGCGCTCTCCGGCCCGGCGCTTCAGGTCCCGCTCTTCGTTGTCAACTTGGAACCAAGCCGCAACGGTTTTCTTAAACTCTTCCAGCTGCTCCTGCGTCGGCTGCTCCCCGGGCTCCGTTGGCTCCTCTTCGTCGGCGTTCCCCAGTAGAGTGGGTTCGCAAGTGGCCCATTCTTTCCTGAACCTATCTTCTCGGTCGGGAGCGCACTCCGATTCCAGGACGTCCCTCTGTATTTTCAGCAGGTGCTGGTAAACGTCGGTGTACCTTCGGATGTCCGTCTTCTTGTCCAGAGACCCGATGTGGTCCACCACGCGGTTGAGACACGCGTTGCTAAAGCACACGAACTCGTCCATCGCTTTTTGATCAGGCGCGAGTATTTTTCTGCCGAAATTGTAAACGCGATGGAGTTCACAGACATCAACGACGCCTTTTCCGTACGGATTAATCCTTTAGGTGCCAATTCGGTGGGATCGACGCCGATGGGCCAGATCCCCCAGCCTCCCGCGATGAACAGCAACTCGGACTCCGTGGTCATCCTCCCCCCAATGATGAACACACCGGCGACATCTGGAGTTTACCCGGACACGATGTACGGAGACACGTCAAAGGCTCAGAAGGCTTCCGCCCAGCACTCGAACTACGCCCCGACCGCGTTTCCGTTCGTGGATGCCGGCAGCCTGCAGCCTCCCCCGCTTTCGGAGCCCGGATATTTCGAAAAGATGGGCTCGCGTAAAAAAGACGTCCTGAAGCTGGTCATACTGGCGCTGATGGTGACTCTCGGCATCAGCCTGCACTGGCTAGGGAGCCACTACGTGGCCGAGTTTATCGAGACCTCGGACTTCAGCCCCAACCAGCGCCTCGCGGTCCGCGTGGGCTACCCGCTCGCCATCGTCTTCGTCCTGTGGAATTTGAAGGCGTTCCAGTGAGCGAATATTCCGCGCAGACGAGATACGCGGCGGGCGCTCATTTTCGTCGCCAGAACAAACATGTCTCTAGCGGATCGCATCGAAGAGCTCGAGGCTCGGTCGTCGTGCTGCATTTTAGAGTGCGACGGTCCCGGGTACCTGGACGCGAAAGTGCTCAAAACACCCGGCCTGCGCGTAGTCGTGGTTCGCTTTTTCGCAGTGCACATCAGGGCCGCGGAGCTCGGCGGCATCCCGATAACCGGCTTTAACGACGCCGTCGAAGCGCAGTCGTGGGCCCTCGGGGGCGTCGCCGTCGTCGCCGACAGAGCGTTAAAGTACCTGGCGGCGATGATAAAGCATCCGGTGTCGTTATTGATTTTCGAAGCTTACGAGTCGCTCTGTTTACCAAACTGCTCTTTCGTCGAGGCCGACAAGGTGTGGCTCGTCAAGTGCTCCAACGTCCGACACCAGCACCGAGGCTTTGCGAGCCAGTGCTACAACAAAGCCCATCAGCACCAGGCAGTCGTCCGTGCCGCTCCGGCGAATCGCTCGTATCCGACTCAACAGAGAGCCCTTTTCTACGACGTCAGGACCAGGGAATGCGACGCCGTGCTGCAAGCCATCGAAGTAGAAGACACCGAGACAGCCGTAGCGGCTTTTCCGGGACACTTCGAATCCCAGGCGAGAGAAAACACAGGAACCGGGGAATGTCCTATATGTTACGAGAAACCGTCGCCCAGGATAACGACAAAGTGTTGCAATCGGGACTTCTGCTTGAAGTGCTTCGCCAAAGCGATGAACGACGACGTGTCGAATTGCCCCTGGTGTCGCGGGGTGACCGGCATGTTCAACTGTTCCATCGAGAGCGGGCACGACAGGGCCCCCGCAAAAGACATGGTCGTCATGGACATCATCGGCAACATGCTAATGTCGGGCGAAAAAGTGCTCGTGGTGACCACGGACGACTCGTATCTGATGATGAACTCAAACCTGAATCCAGTAAGACCGTACATTCCCGTGCTGCTTTCCGGCGGATCTAAGACCGTGGACAGAGCCTTGCGAGAATTTAAACATACGGCGAGGGTGGCCGTCGCGCACGCCGCCCACATGCTTTGCGGAGGCCTCAAGCTCCCCGCCACCGCGATAGTGTTCACGGAGCGGGCGGCGTGGGAAGACCCGGAAACCAAGCGCTGCTGGACGGCGACTTGCAACAACCTCCGGCGCGTAGTTTGTATGGTCTCTGTAGTGGACGCGCCTTCTTTTTACGCGCTTTCTTGAATTGTAAAAAAAAAAATGAATAACACACCGTTTATCGTATACAATTCACCAAATCGGTATCCATGTCGCACATGTATTCCTTGTTATTCGTCGCGCGTTTCCTATTGGACTTCGTGGTAGCGCGTGCCAGTGTCTCTCAGCGTCTGGCGATGCTCGCAGCCTGCGCCGACAGAAATAACGATTTGGCGCGTTTTATCCGAGCGTCCGCGGCCAGGTCGCTCGTGACCAACGCCGTCTGCTTTGCCGCGTCCGCCAACGGCGCTTCGACGCTCGTCGTGATGCTGGCGCGCTCGACGGCGGACGCCGTCACGTCCAGTCTTTTTTTATCCTGTTTATCATCAAATGATCACCCCGACGCAGCAATACCTCCTCCGCATGAACGACGGCAGGCAGTTCACGGACTACACTCCCAGGGGCTCTGCGCCTCTTCCCACCGTCCGCGTTCCGGCGCACGAAGCGAAGAACGCCATGATTTCGCAAGCCGAAGCCCTCATGGCCAGGGACAGGGAGGCGGCGGCGAAGTCTGCGGGCGTCGACCTCGCGGCCTTGGCTCAGATCGTTACCGTCCCCGGATTCGAGGTCACCCAGGCGTGCGACAACCGTTCGTGCTCTTTCGCTTCCACAATACCCACCCCTGGACAGCCTGACCACACCGGGATCGGAACCAAGCCCGGCGCCGTCCCTCCGAAACAATAAATCATATCCACCCCAGCCACTTTTTAGAATACCGGAGAAGCAAGTACGCAAAGTAAAGAACGATTATCAGATTAATAAAGTCTAGAGCTAGATCGCCTAAATCCAGACTGATCGTATCGCTAATCTTGTACTTGAACGTCGTAAGTCCGGTAACGGAAGTGATTACGCCGGTAAACAGCACCTCTACGAATTTCTGAATAAAGCGATTGATCGACAAGCTGGTTATGAATATGACAGCGTTCAATACGACATCGCGCGAGTCTAAAAAACTGATAAAGCCGTCGCGCCTCCTTCCTCTGCCGGCGGTCTGTCCAGACATTTTATTTTTTGATGTTATTTAAAAAATCGCGCGGTCTGTAATCTGTCGAGCGGATATCGTGACGGCCAGCCACGGAATGCGGACAAGGCAGGCCCATCATCGCGGCCTCGGCGTCCAGGCGTGCGGCTCGAAGCTCGGCGAGCAGGCTTCCGGTAAGATCGCAGTACGCCTTTAGCTGGTCGATCTCTCTCAGGACGCTCGCGGCGAGCCAGTCGGTGCAGAGGTCGCTCATGTCGTAGCCGTGTCGCCTCAAGTATGCGGCAAGCGCCCTCATGTGCTCCTTGTCGTCGAACGCGGTCTCTTCTTCGATCTCTTGCCTGACGGCCGCGACGCAACGCACTATAGGGTGATCCATCGTTGTTGTTGCTGGTTTGCTCTGCTTTTTTTATTTATATATTTTTGTGTGTTTCTTTACGTCGCGGATTTCGAAGAAGCCGGAAGCACCTCGTGAGAGGCCGCCGGGGGAAGCTCGGCGCAGCACTCCCAGATTTTGCGCCTCAGATACGTCGTGACGCGGCAGTCGGTGGGAAAGAGGTGGCGCGGGAGCCTGGGCTCGGAACCGCCGTCGGGGAGGAGGGCCTTGGACGCCTCGGGGGTCACGAATCGCAAGAGCTGCTCCGGCGTCACCGCCTCCCTCGCGAGGCCCGATAGGTCGGCACTGGGCGGACTTTCCGGGAAAGAGGCGACGTAGTTGAACACGTCGAGCGACGTCGGCCCGTACGCGTAGCGGTAGTACCAGCGCGGCGCGGGGTCCGGAGGAGGAAACCCGCCCCTGTAGTACTCGAACGTCCACGCGAGGCCCCGAACGTACTCGCCG